GTACGACCGCGACGCGAACGAGTGGCGCGCCCCCAACCTCGACCCCACCCCCCTCGAGGCCGAGGCCGAGGGCGCGGATGCGGACAGTGATGATGGGGCGGCACTCCCTGATCTGTCCGACGTCGACCGCGGCGAGAACCCTGACCCCAACGACCTCACCGACCGCGAGGAGTACATCGCGAACGAGCTGCAGACGGGCGCGACCGTCGACGACCTCGCCGAGGACCTGGACGACCGCCCCACCGTCATCACCCAGCACCTGCGCGACCTCAAACGCAGCGGGTGGCACGTCTACATCGACGACTCAGCGGGCCACGTCGCGATCGAGGGCGACCACCTCCTCCGATCATCGGAGCACAAGGGCACGCGAACGCGGAAGGCGAACCGCTGGTGGGAGCTCCGCCACAACGACCGCGTCCGCGAGTACCGCGGCCTCCCCACACCCAACACGAGCCTCGAGGCCACCTCGGGCCACGAAGACTGGGTCACGCACCTAACCGACCTCCATGCCGGCGATCGCGTTCGCCGCGACGACGGCACCACCGTGTACGAAACCCAGGAGATCCCCGACATCGTCCAGTACATCACCAAACAGTCGCTGTCACTCGCGGACAAACACGCGTCGACGTACGACACCGCCCACCTCCTCTGGGGCGGGGACTTCGTCACGAACGAAGGCATCTACGAAGGCCAGTTCGAGGACCTCGACGCGTGGCTCGACGAACAACACGACACACTCGTCACGCCACTCGTCCAACAGCTCAAAGCGTTCAGCGAGCGCTTCCCCACAGTCCAGGTAGTGTGCATGGTCGGGAACCACGGCCAGCACCGAGCGAGCGGGACGAGCCGGCAGGCCAACGCCGACCTCGTTCTGTACAAGACCGTGCGGAACGTCGTCGCGCACCTCCAACAGCACTCGAGCGTTCTCGAAAACGTGCAGTTCCGGATCGGCGACGCGAAAGCCTACCGGAACTTCGAGCTCAGGGGCGGCCAACTCCGCGGCCACCTCCGGCACGGCCAACACCGGCGCCCCCAAGCCGAAACCGCAGCCCGATCCGACGAGTGGCGCGCCACCCTCCAGGACCACGAGTTCGACGTCGCGTACATGGGCCACCACCACATCTCGGGCCGCATCCCCTGGGATGGGCCGCCGATCATCGCCTCACCCAGCCCGAAGCCAGCCGGCGAGTTCGTCGAACGCATCGGCGGCAAAACCCTCAGCGAACACCAAGGCGTCGCCACCGCCCACGGCGTCAGCGACGATGGCATCACCGGCATCTTCCCGATCGACACCCGCCACTACCAATGACTAGCGCCTCACAGAACACCGGCCCGCCGCCAAACATCGCCCCCTTCATGATGGCTGCCGCACTCGCCATCCCCCTCACCATCACGATCCTCGGCGCACTCACCACCATCGCCATCCACCACCACCTCACCACAACCAATGCTCCCCGATAACGCCCTCAGAGAGTTCGCGAACACGTACCGCGAATGGCACTACCTCGCCGGCGGCTTCACTCTCGGCGTCCTCGCCGGCATCGAATACGCACGCCGCACCATCACCACTCAGTAACATGACGTGGACGTGCACGCTCCAGCTCGTCGACGACTGCCGCGACGGCGGCCTCTTCGACCCACCCACACGAGTCGACGACCAGGCAGCGTGCCGCCCCTGCGCTCGCGAAGCGAAACTCCGCACGCAAGACCACGAAGCCGACCACCCCTGGCGCATCACCGACTAACATGAACACCGACCTCCTCCTCATCGGCGTCGCCCTCGGCGCCATCCCCAGCGCCACCCTCGGCCGCATCATGACCGCCTACCTCGCCAAACGAGCCGGCCTCAAACCCAGCGAAATCCAGGAGTACCAGAACGCGGCCGATGGCGACGACACTTAAACGGATTCAATCAGCCCATGTCCGAGAACACGTGTGCAGCGACGACGACAGACGGTGGCGAGTGCCAGCTGCCCGCGGGCTGGGGCACCGACCACACTGGCGACGGGCGCTGCAAGTACCACGGCGGCGCTACCTCTGGCGGGGCTCGCGAGGGCGCCGGCGCACCCGAAGGAAACGGGAACGCCCAAAAGCACGCGCTGCACGCGGATCGTGGATTGCTGTACGAGCGCCTCGAGGACGACCGCCAGCAACTCGTGGACCAGTGGGAAGCGGCACTCATCCAGCGCTACCGCGAGTACCACGGGCGCGATCCAGACCAGGCGGACGTCGAGGACTTGTTCGAGCTCGCCGTCGGGTACGCCCAACGCCGGATCGCTCGCGCGTACCTCGCGGAGAACGCGGACGACGAACTGGACTTACTCATGGAGGAAATGGTGGTCGGGCAGCGCGACGACGGCTCCCCGATCACGGTGGACGCGCCATCGAAGATGCTGGATGCGATCAACCAGAACCGGCGCGAGGACCGCCTCACGCGGAAGGACAAAGGCCTGGAGAAAGACCCCGACACCCAGCAGGCGGAGGCCACCGCCACACTCGCCGAGGTAATCCACGATGAGTAGCACCACCAGCACCGCCACTGAAACGCGAGCAGAGTACGCGCCGGGGTTGGAGCTCGCGAGCGACGAGGAGCGCACGCACGGCACGAGTGCCGACATCACGGATCTCGAAGGCCGCTCTGAACAGGCGGCCCGCCAGTACCTCGCCGAGTTATCGCGCGCCGAACGCATGGAGGTGCTGTTCGACTTCTCGCCGTTCGACTACCAGCGCGACCTCATCGCGCACACCGACACCCAGGGCATCGTGCGGGTTGCCATCCAGCCCGGGCGGCAGGTCGGGAAGACGCTGACGGGTGCGGCGCTGGCGGCTGATGACGCGGCGTCGGTCGCCGCCGAGGACACCCTCATCGCCGCCCCTTTCCAGGAGACCGCCGACGAGGACACGAAGTCGCTCGGTGAGTTGCTGAGCCTCGAAGAGGTCGAACGCCTCGCCGAAGACCCACCCGACGAGTCGGACCTGACCAAACGCGAGCGCTACATCGCCGCCGAACTCGAAACCGGCGCGACGGTCGACGGGCTGGCCGACGATCTCGACGAACGCGAGTCGGTCGTCACCCAACACCTCCGGGATCTGTACGCCTCGGGGTGGGACGTCTACATCGACGACTCGGCGGGGCTGGTCACACTCGAAGGCGACCACGCCCTCCGCAGCTCGGAGCACAAGGGAACGCGCACGCGCAAAGCAAACCAGTGGTGGGAGAAACGCCACAGTGCGCTCGTCCGCGACTTCAACGCGCTGCCGACGCCGTCGACGGACATCACCAAACACCGCGGGCAAGAAGACTGGGTCCACCACTTTTCGGACATCCACGCGGGCGATAAGGTGCTGACCCCCGACCGGACGAACGTCTACAACGCCGACCTCGTCCCCGAGATCGTCCGCTACGATACCCGCAAGTCGCTCGAACTCTACGACTACCACGGCGTCGACTGCGACGTCGCCCACCTGTTGTGGGGCGGTGACTTCGTGACCAACGAGGGGATCTATCAGGGACAGTTCGAGGACCTCGATGCGTGGCTCGACGAGCAGCACGATATGCTCATGGAGCCGCTCCTGGAGCAGGTCAAAGCCTACTCCGAGCGCTTCGAGGCGGTCAACGTCGTCTGCCAAGTCGGCAACCACGGCGAGAACCGCGCGTCGGGGACGTCGAAACAGGCGAACGCCGACCTTGTCCTGTACAAGTCGATCCGCAACGCGATCGCGGCTGTCATCAAGTTCGGCGAGGGGTCGGCCTTCGGGAACGTCAACTTCCGCATCGGACAGGCACGCCCGTACACGAACTTTCCGCTCCGCGGCGGCAAGCTCCGCGGACATCTCCGCCACGGGCAAGACCGCAAGCCACAGGCGACGACGCGCGCGGGCTCCGACGACTGGAAAACGACACTGATGAACCACGACTTCGACGTGTCGTTCCTCGGCCATCACCACTCAAGCGGCCGCATCGTGTGGGACGGCCCGCCGGTGATCGCCAGCGGCACGCCGAAACCGCCGTCAGACTTCGTCGACCGCATCGCTGCGGCGACGTCGCTCGACCCACGGGACCAAACCCGCGAGATCTCCCACTGTGCGGGCGTCGCCGACCACGGTGTGACCGGCGTCTACCCCGTCAAGACCCACGACTTCGACTACACGCAGAGCATCGAGAGCTGACCATGAGACACGACTACCAACTCCCGACGTGGTTCTGGGACGACGACACGACCGACGAGGAGCGCCACGTCTGGATGACACAGGACCGCTGCCGACGGCAAGCGATGCGGCAAGACACGCCGTGGGCGCGGGCGGTCCGCAAGCAGCTCGACCGCCAACAGCGGCGCGTCGAGGCCCGCTCCGAGACGGTCGACGTGGGAGACTACCGATGAGCATACTCGCAAAGGCCGCCGACTACCTGCTCGGCGAAAAGGTCGGCAACAGCGACACACGACACCGACCGTCTTGGCTTCCCCGCCGGTTCGATAAGCGGTGGCTCGACGAGCGCCTCGCGGTGATGACGCTCCCGCCGTACAAGCCACCGTATCAGCGGCACATCCGCATTAAGGCGTGGGTGTGTGCTGGCCCGAACTACATCCTTCACGCGAACGTCATCGCCGAGGTCGACATCGACGATCGTCAGGTGAGTGTTGAGGTGTACCGATGAGTACGATCACTGACCCCCACACACCTGAGCGGGCGGTCCTGGAGACCTGCGTCGGCTGCGGACAGGTCTACCACGCCGCCAACGGCCCCGACTGTGACTGCGGGGGAGACGATGCATCATGAGCACCAAACACACCCGGCCGTGGTACTGCCGCGATGGGGTCGTCGACGAGTATATCGACACGTTGGAGACCGACGGCCAGAGGCTACCGATGCTTAAAACGCTCAAGATCCTCCGCGCGATCATCGTCAACGTCGGCGTGATCGGCATTGGGGTCTACGCCATCACCGCGGGCGGCGATCCGACGTTCCTGGGCGGCCTCGCGCTCGGCGTGCTCGGCCTCTACAACGGCCTCGAACTCTCCGACTACGCCGCGCTGCTGCAGGCCTACAACGAGGTGCAACAACAGAACCAATGAATACTGTTCGAACGCTTCGCACGGCAGTCGCCGGGCTCGTCTTGTTGGGCTTCATCGGCACGTATCTGATGATGGAGTGGGCGGGCCGCCAGCCCGATTCGATCCTGCTTCTCGGCGCGGCCGCGATCGCTATGGGCGCGGG